ACCGGATGGCCGCGCGATTTTTCACCCCTTTAGTTTCAATTAAAGTAAAGTGATTGTCTGTGGCCCAATCATATTGGGCCTGTCGAGCTTAGATATTTGTAACAAGTTAAGGCCCAATTTGTTGAACGGCTATAAATTGAACATACACTTTACTTTTGCTTTAATTCAAAATGCCTAAGCGTGATGCCCCATGGCGTTTAACGGCGGGAACTTCAAAGGTTTCCCGCTCTGTCAATTATTCTCCCCGTGCAGGATATGGACCCAAATATAATAAGGCCGCTGAGTGGGTGAACAGGCCCATGTACAGGAAGCCCAGGATCTACCGTACTTTGAGAGGCCCAGATGTTCCTAGAGGCTGTGAAGGGCCTTGTAAGGTTCAGTCTTACGAGTCTCGTCATGATGTTTCCCATGTCGGGAAGGTGATTTGTGTGTCTGACGTTACACGTGGTAACGGTATTACTCACCGTGTTGGTAAGCGTTTCTGCGTGAAGTCTGTATATATTTTAGGGAAGGTATGGATGGACGAGAGCATCAAGTTGAAGAATCACACAAATAGTGTGATGTTCTGGTTGGTTAGAGATCGGAGACCTTATTCGACACCTATGGATTTTGGCCAGGTGTTCAACATGTTTGACAACGAGCCTAGCACTGCAACTGTTAAGAACGATCTTCGGGATCGTTTTCAGGTCATGCACAAGTTTTATGCCAAGGTTACTGGTGGACAGTATGCCAGTAATGAGCAGGCATTAGTGAAGCGCTTTTGGAAGGTCAACAACAACGTAGTCTACAACCATCAGGAGGCAGGGAAATACGAGAATCATACTGAGAACGCCTTGCTATTGTATATGGCATGTACTCATGCCTCTAACCCCGTGTATGCTACATTGAAAATTCGGATCTATTTTTATGATTCGATTACTAATTAATAAAATTTAAATTTTATTGAATGATTTTCGAGTACAGCATTTACATATGATTTGTCTGTTGCAAAACGAACAGCTCTGATTACATTATTAATGGAAATAACGCCTAATCGATCTAGATACAATAAGACTAAATATTTAAATCTAGTTAAATATGTCGTCCCAGAAGCTGTCAGTGAAGTCGTCCATATCTGGAAGTTGAGGAAGCTCTTGTGGAGATGCAATGCTCTCCTCAGGTTGTGGTTGAACCGTATTTGGACGTGGTAGACTCTGCTCGCGGTGTACATTGGATCCTCCACTCTGTTTATCTTGAAATAGAGGGGATTTGATATCTCCCAAATATAAACGCCATTCTCTGCCTGACGTGCAGTGATGAGTTCCCCTGTGCGTGAATCCATGTCCTCTGCAGTCGATGTGTACGTAAATAGAGCACCCGCACTCTATATCAATTCGTCGTCTCCTGATTCCTCGTTTTTTAGCAACTCTGTGTTGTACCTTGATAGAGGGGGGTGTTAAGGAAGACGAATTTCGCATTGTGCTTTGTCCAATTATTTAGACTTGCATTTTCTTCTTTGTCGAGGAAACATTTATAGCTGGCCCCCTCGCCAGGATTGCAAAGCACGATGCATGGGATACCACCTTTAATTTGAACTGGCTTTCCGTATTTGCAGTTTGATTGCCAATCCTTTTGGGCCCCAAGCAATTCTTTCCAGTGCTTTAACTTTAGATAGTGCGGTGCGATGTCATCAATGACGTTATATTCAACATGATTTGAATAAACCCTAGGATTGAAATCTAGGTGTCCACTCAAATAATTATGGGCCCCTAATGCACGTGCCCACATCGTCTTTCCCGTTCGAGAATCACCTTCAATGATGATACTAATAGGTCGTTCCGGCCGCGCAGCGGCACCTCTCCCAAAAGAGTCATCTGCCCAAGCTTGCATCTCTCTCGGTACGCTAGTGAAAGAGGAGAGGGGAAACGTAGGGGCCCATGGCTCCGGAGCCCTTGTAAATATCCTATCTAAATTACTATTTAGATTGTGAAACTGAAATAAGAACTTTTCAGGCAGCTTCTCACGGATTATCTGCAAGGCGACGTCTTTGGAAGGTGCGTTCAAGGCTTCTGCGGCAGCGTCGTTAGCTGTCTGGCAACCGCCTCTAGCACTTCTTCCGTCGATTTGGAATTCCCCCCACTCGATAGTATCTCCGTCCTTATCGACATAGGATTTGACGTCGGACGATGACTTAGCTCTCTGAATGTTCGGATGGAAATGTGTTGACCTTGTTGGGGAGACCAGGTCGAAGAATCGTTGATTTTGGCAGCAGTAGTTGCCCTCAAATTGAAGAAGCACGTGGAGATGAGGCTCCCCATTTTCATGGAGCTCTCTGCAAACCTTGATGAACTTCTTATTTGTAGGAGTGTTTAGGGTTTTTAATTGGGAAAGTGCTTCTTCTTTCGATAATGAGCATTTGGGATATGTGAGGAAATAATTCTTCGCTTTTATTTGAAAGCGCTTTGGAGCTGATGGCATATTTGTAAATATGACCCTTACTACCAAATGGTAGCTGCTCTAAAACTCATATCAATTGGTAGTTATGGTAGCTCTTATATAGTAGAAGTTCTCTTTAAGGAGATTGCTACACGTGGCGGCCATCCGTTATAATATT